GTATTTGTGACGCAGCCTATGTCGCAAGCCCCAAACGATGCCGCTTTCATCGATCTAGTCTCGACACTTTGCGTGTTTCTTACTGGCACGCTTTCAGGCATATTGAGTGCTAATGGGTTAAAATCTAAACCTAAACCAAAGGAGAGTGAAATCGATGAGCCAACGCGATGAGTTTGTAGCGGTTGCGCTAAAAGAAGTCGGCACGATCGAAGGACCAAAAGACAACGAAACTAAGTATGGCGCATTCACGAAGGCAAACTTTCTACCTTGGTGCGGATCATTTGTAATGTGGTGCGCAAATCAAGTGGCACTTAAAGTTCCAAATTGCGTCTCAACCCAGGCAGGGGCCAAGGCATTCTTAGACAAGGGCCTGTGGCAAGCGGCCGAGGAAGCAACTCCGCTACCAGGCGACATTGTTTTCTTTGACTTCCCTGGGGATGGGATTGACCGCATTTCTCATGTTGGTGTTGTTGTAAAAGACAACGGCAACGGCACGATCACTTGCGTAGAGGGCAATACCAGTTCAGGCAAGAAAGGCGACCAAAGAAACGGTGGCGAATGCTGCCTAAAGGTTCGCGCTTACAAGAAAAAGAACGGAAGCAAACTAGTCAAATCGCAGCCTGTAGCAATTGTGGGCTTCGGTAAACCAAAGTTCAAGGAGACCAAATGAACGCACAGTTAAAAGCAGCACTTGAGTCATACGCACGATCCTTTGTGGTTGCGGCCATCGCCGTTTATTCCGCAGGAGAAACCGATCTGAAAGCCATCCTGATTGCTGGATTGGCCGCAGTTGCTGGCCCAGCGATCCGCGCAATTAATCCAAAGGACCCAGCGTTTGGCTTTATCGCTAACGCAGTCGATGTTGAGATCAAAGCGCTCGCCAAAAAGTCTAAAAAGAAAACAAAGTAACCGCAGCGAATTGCACCCGACTTTCTCTCGAGGTCGGGTGCTTTCTCTTTCATAACTGTTAAGGTATCCTTTAGGCTCGAGGAGGCATTATGCTTAATGATAAATTCATCGAAATCCTGTCGAAGCGATCTATTCGGCGCGGATCAGAATATTGTGCGTATCAAGAGATGTATAACAATCTAAGTAAAGAGGATCAGAAGGCTTTAGACGATGCGTGGTCAAAGAACTACCCGACAAATCTAATAGTTCAAGCCTTGCGTGCAGATGGACATAAGTGCAGTTCTGACACGATCCGACTTCATAGAAACGGCACTTGCAGATGTCCGAAGGAATAGATGCGCTGTTAAAAGAACGCGGCAAAATGTATGGTGAGGCGGTTGATAACTTCACGGCTGTTGGTAGAGGCTGGGGTGCAATCTTAGACATTGACGACATTCCACCGTATCAAGTGGCACTCATGATGGACTTCCTGAAAACGATCCGTTGTGCAATCAATCCAACCCACGAGGACTCTTGGCAGGACAAAGCGGGCTATTCGGAACTAGGGAAACGGATCGCTCTTGATGAGTCTTAAAGATCAATTTGAAGAGATGCCTGAGGGTGTTGAGTCCAACGATGTGAAAGAACTGCGCCAGGCGATGCTTCGCTTACAGAAACAATTGAAACAATCTAAAGAACGCAATGAGGACCTGGTATTTGCTACGCGCCAAGCGGCCTACGATGCCATGCTAACTTTTGGAAAGATAACGCCAGTCCCGACAGTTGCTATTGATAAACGCAAAGCAAAAGGCGAAGTTGCCCTGTGGCACATGACGGATTGGCAAGGCGCAAAACGCACCGCTAGTTATAACTCCCAGGTGATGCGCAAACGCGTGATGGAATTCGCCGAGAAAGCCGTCAGAATTACTGACATTCAACGCGCTGATCACCCTGTAAAAGAAGTCACCATCGCCTTTGGCGGCGACATGGTTGAAGGCTTGTTTAACTTTCCAAACCAAGCATTCGAGATCGACAGCACCTTGTTTGAGCAATATGTAAATGTTTCACGGCTTTGTGTTGATGTTGTTCGCTTTGCCCTGGCCAACTATGAAAAGGTCACGGTGGTTCCCGAGTGGGGAAACCACGGCCGTATTGGATCAAAGCGTGACAATGTTCCGCGATCGGATAACTTTGACCGCATGTGCTACGAACTTGCACATCAATTACTCCAGGGCGAAAAGCGCCTGGTTTGGCAGGACTGCCCCGAGGATATTCAACGCATCGAGATTGGAAACTATCGAGCGCTCTTGATCCACGGCGATGAGGTTGGCCGCAATGGTTTTGCTTCCCCTGGCGCGATCGTTCAGCACGCAAATAAATGGCGATCAGGTTCATACCCTTGGGAGTTCAGAGATGTTTACATCGGCCACTATCACACGCACGCCGAGTGGTCTATGGCCAACGGACTTGGAGCGGTTTATCAAACAGGCTCTACAGAGTCCGACAATCGTTATGCGGGTGTGATGCTTGCAGCAAGTGCAACTCCATCGCAGCGCCTTCACTTCATCGATCCAGTAAAAGGTCGAGTGACCGCTGCCTACAAAGTTTGGTTAGATTGAGGCTTCTGCTGCATCCACAGCGTCATCAACAGAGTAGGAATGTTCCTTAGAACATTGTCCACATTCTTTGCACATTAATCATCCTCATAATCATCACCGTAATCGCTGGTGATCAATCGCATGTCGGCAATGTCCACGCCGTTTTCTTTTGCTTTATCCATCGCGTCTTTAAATGTGGAAAGACAACGGTTGGTGAGATCGGAGACCATGTCAGGATATTGGGCTTCGGTTCCCAATTCCACGGCAAGGCCACCTAGTCGGATCGAGATTTGTGAATAAGCCATGGGAGACCTCCTTGCTGAAATTATGCCTGTAATGCCGCCTGTAATGAATCCGCCGCGCCCGACCTGGGGTCCTTCCAATTCCGTAATCTTTGTGCCAACCTATGTCCACCAGGGCGAAAGCCCCCAAACTGAAAGGAAGGCCCCATGGCAGAGAAATACAGCCTTGAGGATTACGAAACGGTCGAGTCGCGTCTGCGCCGACTATACGAAAAATACCCATCCGCACGATTGCTTACAGACCTGGTCTACCAGGATGAGCGCCGCTTCATCTGCAAGTCGTTCTTGTATCTTGATCCCAAAGACCCAACACCGCACTCCACAGGTTTTGCCGAGGAGATCGTTGGCGCGGGCTTTGTGAATAAAACCTCGGCCCTTGAGAACTGCGAAACTTCCAGCATTGGCCGTTGCCTTAGTAACTCGGTTCTTTGCCTTGGCGCACCAGTTGGCAAGCGCCCATCGCAGGAAGAGATGCAAAAGGTCGAGCGCTACAGAGCCGAACCACGCAAAACAGCAGTCAAGAAACTGTCGTGGACCGATGATCAGTTAAAACTTGCCGAGGCAGCCATTCAGACGGTTGCAGCGATGAGTGACAAAGATAAGTTGCGAGAGTTGTGGACAGGCAGCGCGGAGATTATCGATGCGCCGATCAACGGAACAACCCTAAAGGATGTAATTAACGCTCGCGTTGCGGAGTTAAGTGCCTGATGAAAAACAAGGTCGTTATTGCACGCAACGCACAACGCACCTCAATCGCAGCCGCGCAAAAGGTCCTGCCCAAGACTGGTTCATTACGCCGCAAGGTTTATGAATACATCTTGGGCCAGGGCTTGCGCGGGGCCACCGACCAAGAGATCGAGAAAACCCTGCACATCGAAGGCAACACGGTGCGGCCAACTCGGATCAGCCTGGTCAAAGACGGATTCATTATGGATACGGGAACAACGCGTAAAAACCAACACGACAATGACTGCATCGTTTGGCGGGCGGTCGAGGAAGGAATGATGTTATGAGCGACAAATCTAAGAAGTTTCAGCCGAGCGCTGGCTTTGTAGTATCCGTTCACATGAACAAGTTGGGGATCAGGGCGGTAGCCGCTGAGTTAGACGGAATATTTGCCGAAGTATTGGCAGAGGCCATGGATAAGGCTGGCTTCCAATTGGTTCCTGATCCGTTTAACCTGACAAACGATGCTAAGAAAGTGATCGAAATGGAAGAGCGGCAAAAGAACGCTGGATTAAAACTGGTACAAGAACCCGTACAAGAGGAGGAGGCAGTCGATGAACCAAGTGGTGACTCCACAGCAGATTGAAGCGCGGCTTTACGCTTTATCAAAAGAAGTAGATGAAGGACATGAAAGCCTGGTGCAAGCCGAACAAGCCTTTCATCAACAGACCGCTGAGTACGAAGTAGCCATGGCCCGCAGTCGCATTTCTTGGGCCAGCAAGTCATCCCCAACTGGAAAGAATTACACGGTCGGCGAGCGCGAGGACATGGCGATTATAGAAAACGCCGAGCAACACTTTATGATCGCAACCGTGGAAGCCCAGGTCAAAGCAGCCCGAGCCAATGTGCAAAGGTTGAAAACCCAGGTAGAGATCGCCCGCTCGATGAGCGCTTCAGTCCGAAGCAGTATGGATCTAAGTTAATGGCTATCGACCCAAACGACTGGAAAATGGCAGAACGCATTGCTGAAAACAGCAACACATATAAAACGCCCCAGGAAGTTCTTGCGGCATTTGAAGAGTTTATGAAGCAAGTGGAAGAGGAAGGCAACGATGACAATTGATCTGCAAGGGATGCTTATTAAATCGCTGGAGGCTTTTGATTCCCAACGCGACCGATCACAACAGGTAGAAGTTGGGCCTTCAGCCATCGGCGGTTGTCGCCGCCAGGTTTATCACATCCTGAAACAAAGTCCTAAGGTCAACTCTGACACCGAGTCTTTGGCCTCGATCCTGGGAACTTTTATTCATTCGGGTATTGCCGAGGCGATCAAACGCGAGGACCCATTTGGCGATAACTTCATCATCGAACAAGAGGTTACCTTTGGGAACTTAAAGGGCCATGTGGATCTATTCATCAAAGACTTAGGCATGGTTGTTGATTGGAAAACCACAAAGAAAACATCTCTGCGCTACTTCCCCAAGTTGCAGCAACGGATGCAGGTCCAGGTTTACGGTTATCTCTTGGCCCAAAACGGACACGAAGTAAAGAATGTGGCCCTGGTTGCGATCCCACGCGATGGAATAATGACAGAGATCCGCGCCCATGTTGAAGCCTACGATGAAGCCCTGGCTTTAGAAGGCTTGGCCTGGTTGAATGATCTCAGGGCGCTTGTTGCTCTGAACGGCCCAGCACCCGAACCAACAGAGCGCTTGAACTTTTGCGCCGCGTACTGCGATTACTACGACCCGACTGGAGAGGTGGGATGCCCAAGTACATAGAGATAAATTGGGATTTAGCCGAATGCCGAGGGTCTTATACCGAGTTGTTCTATCGAGTGGAGGAGGAGAGAAACCAAGCCGCTTACAAATACATCAATGCGGTTCGCACGATTTGCGGTCGTTGCCCGATCCAACGAGAATGTTTGGCCTACGCATTTGGAAACGAGGACTTTGGGGTTTGGGGAGGGTTGACCAGTCTTGAGCGGCGATCGGTTGGCGACCCCGAGAAGTATCCGATCCAGTTAAATCGAGCGCTCAAGGCGCTGCAATTGTTCGGCATTAGTTACAAAGAAGTGAGGGAGACTTATGAGCATTCGATTAATGTCGGAATGTTGGCGGACCGATTTGCCAACCGTAGAAAAGATGGTGCTGCTGGTAATAGCGGATCACGCCTCGGATGATGGAACCGAAGCCTGGCCTTCTCAGGCAACAATTGCGGCCAAGGCAAGCATCTCTATAAGGACCGTTCAAAGGGCCGTAAATAGCCTGGTGGCGGCTGGTTATCTTTGGATGGAGAAAGGGGCTGGGGGCAGCATTAATTGCCGCGAGGATCGCAGACCGCACCGATACACAATTAACATCAAAAGATTACGGGGCGACACAGAGTCTACTCGCGCTGATCGAGGCGACATTGACGACACCAACGAGGCGACTTTGGCTCCCACTACGGGGCGACAATCACGCCCCATGAACCACCCTAATAAACCATCCAATGAAACACCCGAGTTTGATTTATTTTGGAAGTCTTACCCGATCAAGGTGGGCAAGGCCGCCGCGCAGAAAGCCTGGGTGAAAGCGATCAAGGTTGAAACGGCTGATGTAATTATTGCTGGCGCGATCCGATACGCCGATGATCCAAACCGCCATCCAT